GGATATATTCAATAATTTCATTTTGAAACATCCCTACCTCTAAAGGATTTGATGTATCGCTAGATGTTAAAACTTTTTGTATCATAATAAATCCAGAAGTTGGAAAATTAGATCCATCAGTCAAAGATATGGTCGTTGCTGAGTTAGTTATATCTGCACTTAGAGTTGTTTGCAGTTGTAAGTTTGCAACAGATACACCTCCAACAGGTTCTTTAACATCAGCAAACCTTAAAACATCATCAACCTCTAATCTACCAAATGGAAAAGAAATTGTTAAAGTTGTATTTGATGCAGTTGTAAAAGGATTAAACGGTAAAAAATCTTGTGTGTTAAATTCTGTTCTTGCAGGTCTTGCTCTTTGTAAAGCTTGTGGGTCTGCACTTGTAGGTGTAGGATCTAATTGTGGTTGCTTAGGTTCATATTCTGAAACATGGACCAGGGCACCATTCCATTCTCTAACCATTTCGTTGTACGGAAAAGCCATACCTGATCTATCTGAGATAGCTAAAGCATATTTACCTTGTGAAAAAACAGCCATTAACCAATACCTGGATAATATATTTTAGGTGATATATAAGTAGAGTTAGAAGAACCATCTTCATCTTCTGCTCTTAATAACTCATCTTCATATAACATCTTTAATGATTGTACTCTTTGAGGAGCATACTTGATTGATAAATAGTAAGCTAGACCTGAAATCATGCATGGCACAAATCTATACGGAACGTCTGTTGCATTTGTATATGCACCTACATCATCAATTCTTTTTGTATAATAGAAGTTAATAAAATTACCTGCTTGTGAGGCACCAGGAGTTAAATACAAAGTCATTGTAACTTTATCTATAAATCTTTGAACCCAATATTGTGTAGGTGTGCCGGTATCTGTTTTATTAGAGAAGCCCTGATATTGAGACCTGCTTATTTTTGTCATTGGAGTGTCAACATTTGTAGAAGCTATTCTATAATTTGCCTCTTGTATGTCTGTCATTCCATTTGGAAACTGTGTTACTGCATCTGCAGAACTGTGAGTTGCAGCAGTGCTGCCGTTTACTCCTCTAGTGCAGCCAGTTAAATTTAAACTTGAGATACCTGTGTAAGAAATTTGTTCGCTGTTTATTGTAATTGTGCCCCCGATAGTTGGCATGCCGGTGACTGATGCTACAGGAACTGTAGTTACACTTGCGTTAATACCTGCTGATAAAGTAGTAGATATACCCTCAGATGCACCATCAGAAGGCGATCTAAAAAAAGTGTATACAGCTTGTCCACTAACTAATTTTACATTTTGATTTTTTACTTCCCAAAAATGAAGACCTCTATTTCCCCATTCAGAAAATAAAATATTCAAGGATCTCTTAGCTGTTTTTAACTGATAGCCAGAGACTCCTTGTATACCGATACGCTCGTACGCATCTTCAATTATTTCATCAATGCTTAAGTTCTTATCAAAAACATAAGAACTAGAAGTAACGTTAGCCACCTAGACCTCCTAGCTTAGATATCCACCAGAATATTTGTCCGTTAATAAAGTGTAAGCCGCAATGTTTGTTTTAGTTTTACAAAAAATTCCTTTTGGAAATAAAATTCCATCTTCAGGAAAATTAAAATTAATTACATCTCCTGTTGGAACATCTGCTTGAAATAAAGTAGTTCCACTATTTGATGTTGTTGTAAGTTCTAAAACACCTGCACCGCCTCCATCAGAAGCAATAATTATACCTCTTAATCTTACTGGTGGGTCTATGATTGCAGTTGCGCCTGCCGCTGCATCAGATCTAGTAGCTTGTATATCATTTTTAAACGACATTTTTTCTCCTTAAAATTAATATGTGGGGCCGAAGCCCCACACTAATTAATTATTATGCGCTTACGCCTGTTCCAGCCACTCTAGATTGGAACGTGTTAAAGTAGTCAACAACTAAATGATTAGCGTTTGTACCTTTGTGTGCACCCATAATGTTTATTTCTAATGCAATATCATCTGGCACAGTTGTAGCTGCTTGTACTCCAACAGGATTTCCGTTTAAGTACAATTTAAATTGATTTGCAGTAACACCTAACTCGCTTCCAGCTGGTTGATAAGCAAAACCTAGTCTAACTGAGTTAGCTGGGATCGCTTGTACTGAAGCTGTTTGTGTAGCGATAGTAGAATCCACCATAGTAAAAGTAGATCCGCCCGCAGTGTCTAACATATCAAAAGATACACCTGCTCCATTTTTTCTAGAAATGAATTGAATTGTAGTTGTATCCTGTAAGTGTGAGAACCCAATACCATCAGACGGTAAAGTATCTGAATCTGCATAACCGTTTTGAGCAAATCCTACCCAAGCATTTAAATCACTTACGTCAGTGATTGCTATGCTAGTTTCAAACCACCATTTTTGGTTTTCATTGAATTGCCAAACTTCTGGTCCTGCAATCCCTTGTATCTCACCAGCGGCAGGAGCATTATCTCCTTGTCTTAACCATCCACCAGCATACTCTGCTAGTTGAAAGTCTGATCCACCAGTTGATGTAACTGTCCAATCACCTGCGTTATAGATCTGCCAGTCGTTTTGATACGCTTGTTCTTGTTCGTATCCACCTGTAATAAGAGGTTGTTTGATTCCACTAAATACAGAAGAACCTCCATCTTTTCCTACTACGTTAGTTACTCCATTTTTAAAATGTGTTGTCATATAATCAGCGCCTCCTCGCGCCAGTTATTCTTCCTAAGAAAAGAATAACCAATTTATGTCTTAATATTCTTAGTGTGAAAGTTATACAGCAGTTTTAAGTAGAGCGCAAGAGGGCCTATAATGTGGATTGGATTTTTCCAACGATGTAGCTTTTTATTAAGTAGCTACTGAAACTTGGGGTGCAGCCTCTTCAACTTTGTTTCGCAGATGCTCTCTTCGAGCTTCTGCCATTTTGATATGGCTTAAGACATCTCTGACTTTTCTGTCAATCTTAACCATATTGAGAGTATATCTACCCTCTTTGAGATGCTCCTGCTCCCACTGAAGATCCAGACCTCTTTTCTTCTGATAAAGGTCCTGTAGATGTTGCATCATCTCCTCCATTCATAACCTCCTCATAGGTTATTCTGTTTATCTTGGGATCATTCATTTCTCCAAGATACTCCCATTTTATATCACCATTTCCTAGTTTGTCAACTATGGCATTTTCGATATCTATTGGGCCATCGAGGCTTTCTATAACAAAATCTGCATGATATCGATATGCATATATCTTGATTCTGAATTGTTTGGGGTGCATTTTTCCTTTCTATGTCTTAATTGTGGCGAGACTTTGTCCCGCCACAAAAATTATGTATTAAGCACCTGGTGATGCAAAAATACCTCTAGGGTCAGAAACGCCGAAGACGTATCTTTCTCTAGCTTTGTATCTTACGTTACCAGTATCGAAGTCACCTTCCATTTTAGTAGTCAATGGAGATCTTTCGAAATGTTTCATACCATTTGGCACGTCTGTGATAATGTAGAACGCATCAGAGTCTGTTAAGAAATTATTAACAGAGTAACCTTGAGGAACCATCCCCATAGATCTAATTGCGTTGATATCATTATCAGCAGTTCCAACTCTACCAGCAGAAGCCATAAGTCTTTCAGCTGTAAATTGTAGTGCAGATGGAATGATCATCTTAGTAGCTTTAGCTGCAATTTTTAAACCTCTTTCATCAGTTAGCGCTGCAATGTCAATCATTGCTTGCTCTAATGAAGTTTCGTTTAAGTCTGCTGCAGTTGCCAATGTGTTACTGAAAGTTCCAGCCACAGTTGGGTGAGAAGTGTTAAATAAAGTTACACCATCACCTGATGTGAATGAACCGCCAGGTAGACCATTGTTTAATGGAGCTACTGCTTTTACTTGTTTAGTTTGAGCCATAGATCTTGCTAAAGCTTTTGTATATCTAGAAGCAAGTCTGTCATACAAGTTGTCTTCAATAGCTTCCTCAGTGATAGCAAAAGCGAGAGCGATTGTCTCGTTAGTGTATCTAGCTGTGAAAGTTTCTTGAGCGTTCTCGTAAGTAACAGCACTTCCTTCAGGTTTTACTTGTGCTTGAGCGAAACCTGACAACATAACTTCCTCTTCGAAAGCTCTGTCAGATGACTCAGTAGTATAAATCTCAGCGTGCTGATTTTCATACTGTTTGTATTCCAGGCCGAATAAAGCATTCAAACCCGGCTCTAGTTCTTTAACTAGTTGATTACGTGATATAGCCATAGTTTAATTACTCCTTATATACCTGCCACGTTGTTTCCTAAGATATGCTCATTAATCATAACTCTAAGAGCAAAGCCCTCTGCAGTTATATCAGAATGATCAGGATCTCTAGAAACTCCGATGATTTTTAGTTGCGCTTTAGTATTTGCTGTTGTAGCTGAGATTTTTGATCTCGAAATATAAAGCGGTGATGTTCCATTTGCAAACACTTGATCAGCACATCCACCTGTTTCATTATTGTTATAAACAGTGTCAGCAGACATGATTTCATACATTTGCATCGGGTCATCATTTACAAAACCAACAATATCAGTTGCAGCATTACTTGCAGCTAAAAAGTTGGCAAACGTTGGTTTACTAGTCGTAGCGTCAGTAAAAAACACTCCATTCAGTACACCCAGATTATTTTCATCT